GAGCAAACAACCAACCTCGCCAATTCATCGAAAGCCGCCATCTCGCCTGAGATGTTGCAGCAGCGCCGGAACGCATACGCAGAGCGGGCGAAGATAGCCAGCATCATCAAAATCGTAGCCCGTGACGCGCGCATATCCGCGCTTGTGGCGGAACAGATGGGGGCGGAATGACAGGCGCACACAACACAAGGCGCACTCGCCCGCGTGATCGCGTCAACCTCAACGTCTTATCTGAGGCGGTTGCGGAATTACAGATGGAATCCGAATTGCGGGGCGTCGGCTTAGCCACGCTTTGCAGCCGACTCTTAGAAATTATCGCGGAAGATTCTGACCTGATTGACAACATCCTTGACGGTGAAATGAAGCGTAAAGGGGACGTGTGATGCCAGCGTTGCAAATTAGTCGTGAAGAAATCGGCAGCTTCGACCTTGCGAAGTACAGGGCTATCCGCAAGCGCTTGTTTGTCGTGCCATTGGCTCGCGTCCGGTTGGCTGCGAAAATCTATGATGCGCCGATAGGGCCTATTTATCTTTCACCAAATCAGGTTGCGGCCATCGAAGCAATGAAGCTGATGACGTATAGCTCAACAATCAATTCAAATCGGTGGAAAGTTCTTGTTGACCTAACTTGCAGGCTTCACCACATCAACGCTGTTGAGTTATTTTCAAATCGGCGCAAGCACAAGTTTTGCCTTGCCAGACATGAACTCTGGTTTGTTGCGTCGAAGTATCTGCCGTGGAGCTTGCCTCAGTTTGGTAGGGCGTCAGGCGACCGCGACCACACGACTATCTTGCATGGCATCCGCTCATACGGGGCCAAGTTGGAATCCGGCTTAGTCCAGTCCGAACTTATGAAGGCAGTCAGCAAGATGCCGCTCTTTCAAGACGAAGGCGATTTAGCCGCCTGTGCGGAGGCGTGAGGGATGGGGCTGATTGCCGATATGATCCGCGCTGGCGTGTCGCCTGAGCTTGTTGAGCAAGCGGCGGAACGCATGGCAGACGAGCGCGCCCGTGGGGCGTTGTCGGCTGCCCCCGCGCGGTCAAAGGCGGCGGATCGTCAGGCCCGTTATCGTGAGCGGAAGGCGTCACAAAGCGTAACAAACCATAACAGCGTTACGCTTGTTACGGAAAGTGACGCTTCCGTTACGCCAGAGGCTGAAAATCGCGAAGCCTCGCGCGCGTGTAGTAATACTAATCTCCCTACGGGAGATATTAGTTATATACCCCCCTTACCCCCCAAGACCCGAAACCGTGGCCACCGGCTGCCAGAAGGCTGGCAGCCTGATGCTGATTTGATCGCCTTTGCGGATGGCCTTGGGTTCTCGACTGACCAAGAACGGAAATCACGGGCTGAGTTCTGCGATTACTGGCGCGGCGTGCCGGGTTCCCGTGGTTGCAAACTTGATTGGCCAGCCACTTACCGCAACCGGCTTCGCGAAGTCGCCGGCAAACTGAAACTTCAACCGAGGGGCAACGTCCTGCCGTTTGCTTCGGGAACCGATCCGCCGCGCCACGTGATGACAGAGGCCGAAAAGCGGGCGGCCGCGCTGAAATTCGATGAAGATTACCGAGCGGGGAAATACAGGTGAACCAAGCGGCAGAACAATATCATCAGCGGGCGTTGGCGTTCCATCGGGCGAACCCCGGTATGGTGTTCGTCGTGCGCGGCGCGGACCATACGCGGCAAGTTCAGGCGTGGTTCACGTATTTCCATTCCCGTGGGCAGGCAGGAACGATTAGCTTGTTTCGGCAACTGTTGAACGGCAAGGGCGTCGTGCAGTTTCCGTGCGAATGGCCTGAATTGTTTGACCCGAGCTACATCGCGCCCGCGCATCAGTGGGTAGCGCCAGAGGATCGCCCGCAGTCGCGCCGGGATATGTCGCGAGTTGTCGATAAGACGCTCCACAGCCTGCGCAACGCGGTCCCGCGCGGTCGCCAGCCTGTGCCGAAGGATCATCTGAAAGAGCCGGAACTTTCGCCGCAGGAATGGCTTGCGCAGTACCGCGATGATCCGCCGCCAATTCCTGTTTTGAGCGACGAGGCGAGGGCCAAGATGGGCCTGCATCCGCCCCGCACGGAACACGCCGCCTAACAACCACGGGGGACAGAATGGCGAAACGCAAAACAGGGGCTAGGCATCCTTGCGGAAAGCTCAAGCAGCCAAGCGCGAAAGAGCGCGCCGATATTCAGGCAAAGAAAGCACGCATGGAATCTGAATACGTCCAGAACCAGCCGCATCGCAGGGGCTTTGCCGTCAAGGATGACCCGCGCCTTGAAAGCGAGTTAGGGCGGTTCTGTGTCCGCTACAAGCTGCGCAAGGAGCTATTTGACGCGGCCCTAGATTGGGCGAACATCGTCAGGCTTTACCGGGCGGCATGGGGCGCACCTCAGGACGAGAACCACGCCAGCGCCGGGCTAGGCGAGGGGCCTTCCATGGAAACGCAGGCCAAGTGGAAGGCTGAAATGCTGTCGATCGAGGAAGACCTGTACGGCTTCCACGGCAAGAACAAGGCCCGATACAAGGCGACGATGGAACTCGTTCTGAGAGGCATTGCGCCGGTCAATGAGCTTGTCCCGTATGCCATTGACGGGCTGCGGATCGTGGCGATTAACCGGGCGAAGATGAGCGCGAAGGATGCGCCGTTTCAGCAGGCGGCATAGGCTGTGAATAATTCACGGGGCGGGGCTTGCAAATGGTTTCCGAATATGCCACCGTTCCGGCTGATACAATCAGATACGCGCGCCCGGCTTAGGTCGGGCGTTTTGATTCCAGAAGTTTGCGCCGCCTAAAAATGCGGACCGTGGCAACGGGGGCAGCGCAAAGCCGCTAAATCAGGACAATGGATTGGGGTTTGTCCCGGTCGGCGGCCCTGTATCAATTCACAGTTTAGCGCCAGTGAAACTTATCTCCCGTTCGCGCGGGGCTGCGTTTTCAAAAGAGACTGGCGCTAATGCCTTCGGCGGCCTCCCCTAACAGCCACGCTCCCCTCCTAGTGCATAGGGTGGAGAGCCGCCGATCCTTACGCAGCACGCCAAGCCGGAAGCCCAAACGACAACGCGGCGCACGCCAGCCCGATATAACCGGGCGCACCGTTAGCGGACCAACGGGAGACTTGATTAACACCGCAGCCCAATTGCCTAGCGCATTCACGGGCTGACCAGTTTCGGGTGGCCTTCATGTGGGCCACCCATGCGGAGAAGTCAGGCGCGGTCATCATCAAGGCTCTTTCTAGGTTCCCGCCCTTCAATGGCGTCTAGCAGGCGATACCAAGCGAGCTTTTCATCACGGGTTAGTGGGCTAAGGCAACCCATCGCCATTTGGATGCAACGCAAAAGACGCCCGACCTCGCCGGGCATCTTGTCTATGTCTTTTGGGTCGTAGCGCATTAGCCTTCCGCCTTTATCGCTTTGCCGCCGAAGATTTCACCAGTTGCGAGTGCGATTTCAGCGGCATCAATTGAGAGCGGCAACCAGCGGCGGGCAGCGCCCCAATAGTGGGCAACGCGCTTGCCGTTTTTGTTGGTCTTGATGCGGATAGTGATGGTTTTGGTCATCTGCTTGCTCCGTTTCGATGATTGATATTGTCACTAATCAGTGCGCTTGTCAAACGGATTATCACCTATGAGTGAAAAAAAGTTTGAGGACCGCCAGCGTCAATCAATGGCAGACTTCCGGCGCTCGGCATGGCAACCCGGCGATAAGCTTCCTGATTGGGCTACACACGTTAGGGTTGACGCTTATTCTGAGAATGGCAAAGGCCCGTATTTTCGAGTGACGCCCATCGTTGTGGAAAATCCCGAAGCCCAGCGCCAACGCCAGCAAGCCGAAGCAATACGCCAGATGAATGCAGATATGGCTGATTTGGTCGAGTTCGCGAAGCAGGGCGAGTTTAGAGAGAGCGATGCCGGTTCTTGAAAACTCCCGCCATGAGAAGTTCGCTCAGGGCCTAGCGCAAGGCATGAGCGCGGCGGAAGCATACCGGCAGGCAGGTTACAACGGGGACCGGACGGCGGCCTCAAGGCTAGCAACAAATGTCAACGTGCAAGCCCGCGTCGATGAATTAAAGCAGCGCGCCGCTGCAAGCGTCTCTCTCAGCAAGGAATGGGTTCTCGAACGCCTCATTGCCAATGTGGAAATGGGTCAGCAAGCGGGCGACCTCGCACCAACAAACAAAGCGCTTGAATTGCTTGGCAAAGAACTAGGCATGTTCGTAGACCGCTCGGAGAACGTCAACCAGAATGTCTCTTACGTCATCTCAGGCGAACCCGTCGAGGACGCCGACGAGTGGCTTGCCGAACACCGCCCGAACTAAACTCGCATGGGCTCCGCAAGCAGGCCCGCAAGCTGCTTTGGTCAAATGCCCGGTTGATGAGATATTCTTCGGCGGCGCTCGCGGGGGCGGCAAGACAGACGGGATGCTTGGCAAGTTCGCCAGCAAGGCGAGCAAGTACGGCAAGGACTGCGTAGGGGTTTTCTTCCGCAAGACCCGTGAGGACTTGAAAGAGGCTATGGAGCGCTCAGCCCAGATTTATGGGCCGATTGGCGCGAAGTGGCATGAGCAAAAAAAATGGTGGCGGTTTCCTAACGGCGCGCGTCTCAAGTTTGAATACCTGGAGCGTGACGCCGACGCGGACAACTATCAGGGCCACAGCTATACGGACGTATTCTTCGAGGAGTTGACGCATTGGGCGGACCCCAAGCCGGTCAACAAGCTTCGGGCCACATTGCGCAGCGCGGCGGGTGTGCCGTGTCAGTTTCACGCCACGGGCAATCCGGGCGGGCCGGGCCATCAGTGGGTTAAGGCGAGATACATTGATCCTGACCCGCGCGGCTGGCAGATCATCAAGGATGAGTTTGAAAACCCGTTCACGGGCGAGAAGGTCAGCAAGAGCCGGATATTTATTCCATCGAAGCTTGTTGATAATCGGTTTCTTGGTTCTGAGTATGTTGCGAACCTGTATCAGTCAGGTTCAAAGGAACTTGTCAGAGCATGGCTTGAAGGCGACTGGTCCGTAATCGAGGGGGCGTTCTTTGACTGTTGGTCGAACGAACAACACGTTGTGCGCCCGTTCACCATTCCCAACGACTGGCTCAGATTCCGTTCCTCAGATTGGGGCAGCGCGGCTCCATTTTCAGTTGGATGGTGGGCAGTTGTTGGTGATGAGTACGCGCTCGAAGGTGGCAAAAGATTACCTCGTGGCGCTTTGGTACGCTATCGAGAATGGTACGGTGCGAGCGCACCTAACGTCGGACTTAAACTCACAGCCGAAGAAGTCGCCCGAGGGATAAAGGCCAAGGAAGCAGGCGATAAGATAGCCTTTGGCGTTCTTGACCCTGCGGCGTTCGCTGTTGATGGCGGGCCAAGCATCGCAGAGCGGATGCTGAAAGAGGGCGTTTCGTTCCGGCCTGCTGATAACAAGCGCGTCTCCCAACGCGGCGCAATGGGCGGTTGGGATCAAATGCGTGCACGCATGAAGGGCGGGGAGGATGGCCGCCCCATGCTCTACGTTTTTGATACGTGCAAAGACTTCATCAGGACAGTTCCCGCCTTGCAGCATGACCCGGACAAGCCGGAAGACTTGGACACTGACGCTGAGGACCACGTTGCGGACGAGGCGCGTTATGCGTGCATGTCGCGTCCGTGGATGCCGCGCCAGCAAGAGGACAAGACGCCAGACCGGCTTGATCTACAAGTGATGCCTAACGGGCAAGTGCGGACGAATATGAGCGTCTTTGAGATTATCGAGGCGAAGCGAAAGCGGAAAGCCAGCTTATGACCCTCTTGCAGCAGAAAACAGGCGCTGAGGATCGCTGGCGCAAGGTTCGTGAATCGCTGCCTCCGATGTGCAAGATGCTATCGAAGATTGTTATCGCCAATAGTGCTGGCGTGAAGCTGTCACTCGTCAAGCGAGTGCAGCATATTCGTAGAGTAAACCAATATTGGTGCGTCGGGGATTATGCCCGTATTCAGCGCCAAGAAAAACTGAACAACGCTAGGATCATCCTGCGGGTGAAGTCGCTCAAGCGCTTCCGCTACAACGTGAACGAAGTCTATTATGATTTAGTTGCTGAAAACGAGAAGCCGCCCAATGGATGAGTCAAGCGCCACATACGAGACGAAAGAGCAGGCGCAGGAAAGCGCTGCTGATTTCGTGCGCTTCTGGCTCGACGCCATAGAAGCGGCCTCGAAAGAAGAAAAGGACTGGCGCGACAACGCGGACGATGTGCTTAAAATCTATCGCGGGGAAAAGAACTCCGAGACGGAATTTAACATCGTCTTTTCCAACGTCGAGACGCTCATTCCAGCAATCTACAATTCAACGCCTGTGCCTGATGTTCGTAGGCGCTTCGGGGATCGTGACCCGGTAGCGAAAACCGTTTCAGACATGCTTGAGCGGGCGATTAGCTATTCTCTCGACTCCTACGACTTCGACGCGACCATGCGGGCCGTGCTGTTCGATATGGCCGTTCCGGGCCGTGGCGTGGCGCGTGTCCGCTATGCGCCGTATATGGACGAGGCTGGTGAGGCGGTCGCATACGAAGAAGTTGGTTGTGAATACGTCCCTTGGAAGCATTTTCGGCACGGCGCGGCCCGTGTGTGGGACGAGGTGCCGTGGATTGCTTTCGAGCATTTCCTGTCGCGTGACCAGTTGCGCCGCCTTTCGCCGGAATTGGCTGAGAAGGTCGCCCTTGATTGCTCCACAAAGGGCGAAAACGCGCCCGAGGATCAAAGCGACATATTCAAGCGCGCCCGCGTGTGGGAGGTTTGGGATAAGGAAGCCAAAGAGCTAACCTTCATCGCCACAGGCTACCTTGATGGCCCGCTTGTGCGTGAAGCTGACCCGTTGGGCCTGACTGGCTTCTGGCCTATCCCGCGCCCTGTGCAGCCGATCCTGACGCCCGGCAAGCTTTGCCCCGTCACGCCCTACACGGCCTATAAGGTTCTAGCCGAAGAACTTAACGCCGTGACGCAGCGCATTCGCAAGATTGTCCGTCAGGTGAAGGTGAAGGGCGGTTATCCGGCTTCGGGCAATGATGTGAACGCGCTCGCTGGCGCTGATGATGGCGAGTTGGTTCCGCTTGAGGGATTGGAAGCTTTCGTCACATCGGGCGGCGATGTGAATAAAATGATTGCGTGGTGGCCGGTTGAGCCTGCGGTGAAAGCCCTCGCTCAGTTGTACCAGCAGCGCGAGCAGATCAAGCAGACGATTTATGAAGTCACGGGGATCAGCGATATTGTTCGCGGCGCTTCGATGGCTTCCGAGACGGCCACGGCGCAGCAGATCAAGGCGCAATGGGGTTCTCTCCGTATTCAGCGGATGCAGGCGGAAGTTCAGCGCTTCGCTCGTGACTTGTTCCGCCTCAAGGCTGAGATATTCGCCACGAAGTTTGATATGCAGAACTTGGCGATGATTACCGGCATTAAGCTTCTGCCTCAGCAGCAGCTTGCTCAAGCGCAGATGATGGCGCAGCAGGCTCAACAGATGCAGCAGCCGCTTCCTCCTGAATTGCAGGACGCATTGAAGGCAGCGCCGCTTGAGCCGGTTGAACAGATCATGCGTTCTGACCTCATGCGTTCCTATCGGATTGATGTTGAAAGCGACTCGACCATTAGGGCCGATTTGACCCGTAATCAGGAACAGATGAGAGGGTTTATTCAGGGAACCGCGCAATACATGCAGGCGGCTCTTGCATTGGCCCAAGGCGGCATGGCGCGTGAGCCGTTGGTTGAGATTTATTCGGCCTTTGCCCGCCAGTTCAAATTGGGCAAGCAAGCGGAAGATGCGCTTGATCGTATGGCCGAAATGGCAAAGCAGCCGCAAGAGCCTAAGCCAGATCCGGAAGCGGAAAAGCTGAAACTGGAACAGCAGCGGATGCAGATGCAGGCGCAGGCAGACCAGCAGAAGCAACAGGCCGATATGCAAATGGAGCAGATGCGGCTCCAAATGGATCAGCAGAAGGCTCAGCAGCAGATGCAGATTGAGCAATACAAGGCCGAACAATCGCTGGCCCTTGAGCAATACAAGGCTCAGGTGCAAGCCGGTCTTGCGGTTCAAAAGCAGCAGCAGGACGCGCAGATCAAGCAGGCAGACCACGCGATGAAGCGTGAAGGAATGGCCGCCGACTTTGAGTTAAAGCGCGAAGGCCAGCAGATCGAAGGCGAACTGGAACGCGAGCGCATGGCTGGCGAACAGGGCGTTCCTGCGCTCAAGGGCAACAAGCAGGCGTCAGCCGGGCCTATTGGCGGGGCTGTCGCGAAGATGGGCGAAAGCTTGGGCAAGATGATTGCCGAGCAGAACGCGGCATCTGACAAGCGCCATGCGGATATGATGCAGATGTTTGGCGAAATGATGCGCCAGCAGAACGCGCCCAAGCGTGTTGTGCGGGATCGCGCGGGCAATGTTGTCGCTGTTGAATCGGCCACGGTGAACTAATGGCCTCCGGCGTCGGCGTTGCTGAAATCGACTTCGGCGCATGGCCGGGGACTAACGAGGCGTCAGTATCCGTCACGGGGCAGGACGAGATTACAGCATCAGCAAGCGCGGAAGCGTGGTTGATGGCTGACGACACGACAACGGATCACACGGCGTCAGATCATCGCTATGCGGCGGTCCTTATGGGCCTGACATGCGGGACGCCTACGGCGGGCGTTGGGTTCACGATCTACGCCCGTTCGCTTGAGAAATTGACCGGCGCATTCAAAGTGCGTTGGGTTTGGTCAACTTAAGGATAAGTCATGGCTCTTGATGCAAACATTCGCGGGCAGTCAGGCATTCAGGCCGATGTTGACGCCAGCGGACGCCAGCTTGTGCGCCTTCCCGACGCGACGACGCCTGCCAATGTCGGCGGCGTGCGCTTGTTCTCTGAAAACGACGCGGGGATTGGCACTGGCGAGCCTCATCTTATGTCCCCTGAGACAGACGAGGACTTCCGCCTCCGTGTCGCTCAGGATACGCCGCTTGATATTGAGACGTTCAATTACACGGCGCAGAACACGGGCAAGCACAACTTCGGCAACACGACGCTTGCCGCGACTTGGGGAACGGGCGGCCTGCTGACCAATTCCGGCTCCGTCACGACGACAACGACCGGCCTGCGCGTTCGTACCTATGCGTCCTTCGCCATCATGGACCCCGGCACGCTGAATGTTGCGGCGACTGTGGCCTTTAGCGCGCAGCCGGTGGCGAACTCGATTATTGATTTTGGTTTGTTCCTTGACGGCGCGGCCAACCCCTTTGCGCCAACTGATGGCGTGTTTTTCCGCCTTTCGTCTGGCGGCCTGTTTGGCGTCATCAA